AGCGGCTGTAAAAAATGAATCAGCTGTGTTAGCATCTGGTCTACCAAATTGCAGTGCAAGATTGTCCTCAGTATCAATCAATACACGTTTTTGAACCGGGCCCCAACGAAAATGTCCAGCGATACCCCCGGTCGTCGTGCTTACGGCAGGGACGATCGTTGACAAATCAATTTCGCTGACATTCACGCCGGGAGAGATTTGAAATGGCATGATCATTTCCTCCTAGAGATATCTGATGTAATTTCCCATCCACGATATTTATAAAAAGCCATCAGACTCGGCTCCATCGATCAAACCATTCGCCATCACCCGATGTGCCATCTAATGACATCGGATCATCCATTGTACCGTCATCATAAAAACCAGCCGGCAACAAATCTTCGTCCATCTCCCGTAGCTTTTCCTCAGCTATACGGTGTCTAATATCTATATCAGTTAGCTCTTTAAAGAAAAGTTGCTTTGTTAGCCAACCAAATAAAACCAATGTCATCACAAGATCATCATTATAACCTTCTTCGGCCTCAAAAGAATTACCCTTTGATACGAAATTTGAAAGTTCTTCGATCGTATCAAAATCTTCGATGATTAGCTTATCACCTTCGATCAATTCTTTTAAATTAGCACAACCAACAGCTTTCACAAATCTTGAAGTGGTAACACCTAATTGTGATCTACCTGAGAATCCAGCACTAAGCTGTTGACCACCACGACCCATTTGTGTAGTGGATAATACGTTATCACACTCAAGATCACGATGTAAAACTTCCGCGATTGTTTTACCCACATCATTTGTTTCTACTAAGATATAAGCATTATTATAGGCCTTAGAATATCTGGCAATAATTTCTGGATAAAATGATGGAACTACATTATTGTTTCTATATTTTGCAACAAGTCTATATGGAACCTGTGACACATCTATCACACTAAAAGCAGAATAATCAAGACCAACACCATGACCAGTATCAACCATGATTGCATATGTGTGCTTAAATTCAGGCTGATGATAAATGTCAACACCCCAAGCATCTCTTGATACATTCTTAAAGGCCATAGACCTAAGCTTTGACCCAGAGATAAGGGTGAGTGTACTACCAAGAAACTCAGTTTCAAATTCTTGCTTGAATTGTTCTTCGCTGGTATTGCGAATTGTTTGTTCGCGCCACTTATCATCACGACCTGGTGTATCGCGCCAATGCACTTCAATTGGCACGTATTCACTACGTTTTTCAGTCGCATCAACCCACATCTTGTAATAGTGATTCAGGCCGTTAGGTGTCGATACAACTATGATCTTAGAAGTTTTACCAGAGCTAATCGTAGGATAAACGGATGCAAAAAATTCTTCAGCGATATTGCGTGGTACGAATGCAAATTCGTCAAGAAAGATCAGGTTATATGATCCACCGCGAATCGCGCTAGCTGAAGTTGCAGATGCTAATATCTTTGAACCATTCTCAAGTTCAATATTACCTTTGTTCCATATGACGATACCTTGCTGCATCCACTTTGGTATATGTTCATATGCAAGCTGAATTTTGGCAAGCATGTCTCGCGCAAGACTACCTTTGTTAGCTAGAATGGCAATGCTTTGATTGTCATGAAATAATATCAACCACAACATATATCCAGTAACAGTGGTAGATTTACCTGACTGACGAGGCATCTTACATATCGAGAATCTATTATCTTTAAAGGTGCGAACCATCTTGCGCTGATATTGATATAAACCAAAATTTATCAAACCGCGGTCAACGCTGACAATCTTCATATAATTTTGAATGAAATATTCAGGATCTGTAGCACACTTATGATATTCACGGATTTGATCTTCCGTGAAGTTTATCTTAACACCAGCTTTTTTTAAAGTAGGATTGCCCAGATAATTATCAGACATCAGAAGCTTGCCCGTCTATGATATCTTCCTTGCGACCGTTTATGATTGCTTGCAGATCGGCCGTGCTACCTATGAATACAGCATTATTCACCACTGTGCTAGGACCTGCGGCTTCGCCTCTGATATCTTTATTGCGTTTGTGAATATCGATCAAATCTTTATTTACATCAGATATCGTCTTGATAAGCTGACCTACAACTTCATATGCACGAGGTGAATCAAGGTCTTTTGCCATTGTCAAAAGATTCTCAAGGGCTTCTTTACCCTTACCTATGACATCTTTTAAATTATTTCGTGCTTCTTTATAATCAATTTCAAGATCATCAGAAGTTTCAGTCTGATCTATTATTGCTGGTAAAGTTTCTTTTTTCTGAATTTCTGGTAAATTTAAAGCATCATGTAAATTACTCATTTTTAACTATCCTGTCCAGTTATAGGATCATACTTCACACCTGATGGATAGAAGAATGTATTCGGTGCATATTTCCAATCTGAATTGGCCGCTATTAAATTACGATTTATTGATGCAGCACTATTAGCGGTACCGACTCCGTTAGCAAATAATCCTGGCTGTATAGTAACACGAGATGTTGTAAGTGATCTATCAATTTCTTCATCTGTGATATCGACGGTAATACCATAAAGAGTATTTGCTCTAAGATTAGTATCCATCGAATGGAAATTAAGTATAGTGCGACGAATAATACCACCGTCATTAGCAGGGGTACGCACAGGACCAAAGAACCAACATTTCATTGTAAAATTATATGTGTATATGAGGGCCCTGCGATTCTCATAATCACCCTCATATGTATCTTCTATATTCATACCAGTAAGTATAGTCGGTACATCCATCTTGATACCCATTTCAGGAATCAAGTTTAATGTATTTGTCCACTCGGGTCCAAAATAAGGAAGAATCTGTTCCATAATTTGAACACCATCATCAGCATTTCTTACATAAGAATATAATGAGAAATTTAAATTCCATGGAACTGGTGTACGCTGATATTTAAAAGAGCCATTAGAATTTGTAGAAACATTTCTAGTTAAAGATTGAAGACGACGAGTACCATCATATTCAAATCCAGTTATCTCAAATGATAGCCTAGGTAAAACCGTCTGTGTTTGAGACGTAAGATCGGGATTATCTTTTAATCTAGCTAACCATTTTTCTTTAGGACTATATGAAATAGGTATTCCTAAAGTTTGAATTGTTTTGCCTGTAGAATCTATACGACTGACTGTCATATCATTAAACATGTTACCAAAAGTGATAACATATTTTCTAAGCGTCTGATGATAGAAGGAAGAGCCGAATATTGGCATGATTAATACCTATCTATCTCGCTAAATGGGTTACGCTCGCTGAAGTCTACGTCTATAAATGATTTCTGCGTAAATAGCTCATTATTTGCAGAACCTGATATATTTTCTAAACGGAATTCTTGAACTATATAACCACCATCTTCAGATACCATAATATCTGAATTTTCCATTAAATAATTATAATTTAAGATATCTTGAGTTAGTCGGGTTTCAATTATATCAATATCATTATTGCCGGTGTCAAGACGTTCCGAGCTATAACGGAATAGTTCACAGGTCATTTCATATGTGTATAACTTGCCGTGTTGATAAAAGACGCGCTCATGCTCGACAAATTTTACTTCATAGATAGCGCCGTTTCCATTGTTTATAAACGGAATATAAATCAAGTCACCTTCAAGAGGCCGCGATGATGAAATAGAATAACCATTTGCGCTGCCAGATTCCAAAAGATAGTTATCAGTATTTGATGAATAGATTGCAGGATTATCTTCAGTAAGATATACATTTCCAACTTCGTCAAATAATTTTTCTGTACGAATTTGATCCCAACGCCGCCTGGCCATTGTAAGAGTAATCTGATCACGAATTTCCAGATTGAATTTGCTAAGAAAATCACCCTCGCCTTGAAAATTCTCAAGGTTATTGACATAAACTTCGATGGGTACTGCTAGATCAAATTTTGATAGAGGATCTTCACCAAATTCTTCAATCTCATTGAATATGGTACGTGGCATATATTGCACATCAACACCATAAATTTTGATCGCCTCGACGGTTAGATCATCCTCTACCCTTTGCTCTCGTCCATAGCTATAGTTGCGAAAATATTTGTTTGTGGCCATATCAATTCATCATATCCATGACGGGTAAGCTATAGCCACTATTCATTTCTTTTTCAAGAGCATTGATTTCATCATTAGCTTCATCCCAAATTTTTTGGCCGTTGAATTTTACCCCACCAGGAAGGTTCATACCTTCAAACTTCTTTAGGTTTTCGCCCCATTGCTTTTTGATAAGAGCTGATGCATATTTCTTTAACCACGGATCTGACCAGACATCGCTGAAGGCCTCAGAATCAAGTACACGATAGCAATCGACAATTACATAATCATCAACCTTGACATCTTTGTCCCATTTCATATCGACATATAAACGATTGTTATGACGATTAAATCGAATTGGTTTGCTGCCAACAAAGATCTGTTCTAGTTCTTCAATATGACGCATACCCATAACATATGGTACATAAGTCGTACTTGTGAAATCAAACAAGTCATTCAAATGAATTTGATATCGCACATTGAATAGATTTGATACGCTAGA